ACAATGGTGCTGTATGGCAAGAAGTAGGTAGAACATTAAATTTAAGTGAGAGTTAAAATATGTATGCAATAGTAGAAGATAACAATATAACAAAATTTATTAACAATCCTAAATCTATAGTTATAGGAGATGTAAGATACCCAGCTAAAATATTTCAGCTTTGGTCAACATCAGAATTAAATGCTATAGGAATTTATGAAGTAATAACTGATTCATCTAATTTTAAAAATCAAGAATATTATAATAATACTAATGAAGAATATAACTTTGCAGACAATCAAGTTACAAGATCATGGGGAACTGCTACACCAAAAAGATTAGAAGATGAAAATGCTGTTGATGAAAATGGTGATCCTGTATTAGATGATGATGGAGTGCAATTAATTAATTATGGTTTAAAAACTGAAAAGAAAAGAATTATAAAAGCACAAGCTAGTGGATTATTAGAAAAAACAGATTGGCATAATCACAAAGCATTTGATGATGAAACATATACAATACCAAATAATATTAAAACATATCGAGCAAATGTTAGAAGTAAATCAAATGAAATGGAAACTCAAATAGATGCTTGTACTACTGTTGAACAATTAGAAACTTTATACACATACACTATAGATGATGATGGTGTTCAATCAAGACCATTAGCTGAATTTCCTAAAGAGGTTGTTTAATGCCACTTATACTTGGAACTAACTCCATAAAAGATACAGGCTATGATGTTGCTAACTCATTAAGATTTGATGATGGTGATAGTGCATATTTAGAAAAAAATTTTTCAACCACACAAGATAGTAGAAGAAAATTTACTTTTTCTGCTTGGGTAAAAAGAGGTAATCTAACAACAT